ATGGTAGTTGTGAACCCAGATTCATACACATGGTATGAATCCCCACGCTTTACGCTGCGCACCAACATCAACAGCGATGGAACCATCGATATTCTTTATTATGGTTATGGCGCGCTAGCTGCAAAGGTTCCAAACGGAGCACAATTTAACAACCTATAAATATCAATCACTATCGGTAATGGTCGCTCCCGAACATTACTGACACGAAAGGAACCGAGATGCCAGCAATCGTCACAGCTGCACAGTTGAGAGCCATTCTTGGTGTCTCGGTTTCTTTGTATTCTGATGCTCAATTGGATCAAATAATAGATTCTGCTGAACAAACGATTTTGCCTTTACTTACGCAATACCAATCATCGGTGACTTTTGCCAATGTGGATGATTCCGTCATTTATTTCACCACAATGCGGCCAAATTACTTTGTGCCGGGTCAATCTGTTGTTGTTACCGGGGCCGGAATTTACAACGCGACTTATACAGTCACCGATGATCGGATTGAGCCTTATCTATTTACAGCGGCAACAAACGCGGCTGATCGAACATACCCATTGCCGTTTATTCCTAACGCATTGGCCACATTATCCGGTGGGTCAGCCGCGCAGCTGTATGCAGCAACACCACCGGTTGAAAATGCAATTTTGGTTGTATCGGTTGAGATTTTTCAGAGCATCACAGCTCCCGGCAATCAGATCATGTCAGACACATTCCAGCCGCAACCATTCATTTTAGGCCGCAGCTTGACCAACAGAGTCATCGGGCTTTTGGGGCCATTTTTAGATGTTGAAACGATGGCGCAATGAGCATCGAATCAAAAATCCGCACACCACTCAAAACAGCACTTTCAACCATTGCTGCCAATGTGTACAACGGAATTCCAGAGACAATGACATCACCAAGCATCTGTTTAATCCCAGATGCACCATATTTGGAAAGCGTTTTGATTGGTCAAGCTGCAACAAGAGTCAAAGTCAATTTAACAGTCACCGGCGTTGTTGGATATTCAAACAATGCCGCAGCTTTAGACAATTTAGAAAAATTGATGATCAGCATCATCAGCACAATGCCAGCCGGATACGAAGTTGGCAATGTCAATCAACCACAGCCATTGGAAGTCGGTGCAGGTAAATACCTCACGGCCGATTTACAAGTAAGCACCTACTACACCAATTAAGGAGAAAAAATGAGCACAGTAATCATTACCGGCCGCGATGTGTCATTCACGCTGGACACAAAGGCGTACGATGCACAGACAACATCGGCCACACTTTCATGTGACACGATCATTGAGACATATCAAACACTCAACGGCCGCGCATATAAGTCATTAGATACACAATGGACTTTCACAGTCGAACTTTTGCAAGACTGGGGATCAACCGCGACACAAGGTTCATTGTTTGAAAATATGTGGAGCAACGCTGAGCAGAATCCAAACACAACGGTTGCGGTGTCTTTCACAGCTGTTACAGGCGCGGTATTCACTTTCAATGTATTGCCAATTTTTCCATCAGCTGGTGGAGCGGCTCCGGGCGCACTTACAGACACATGGTCATTGACAGTCGTTGGAACTCCAACAGAGACATTCAGCTAAAAACAGAATCGGGAGCAAATAAATGAAACTACCAATCACGATTGAATTCACATCCGGGGAGAGTGCAACTTATACAGCACTCCCACCGGAGTGGATGAAATGGGAACAAAAGACTGGAAACACGATTCAGCAAGTATCCGAAAAAATGGGAATTGCTGATTTAATGTTTTTGGCGTATCACGCAAGCAAACGCGAGGCAGCCGGAAAACCTGTCAAGCCATTTGAAGCGTGGTGCGAAACTGTGACTGACATAAGTATGGGAGAAACCGAAAACCCAAAAGTTATGAATCCGGATCAATAAACCGGGTCATATGGGAATTGGCTATTGCAACTGGATTGTCACGATCAGAATTTAAAACAGCCGAGGATGTTTTAACCGCTTTTGAAATAGTTAGGATGACAAATGGCAATTGAACCAATCACTTATGATAAAAGTGATCTCAACGGTATCAAGCGCGCTTTTAAAGCTATGGATGAAGCGGCTGTTTCAGAGGCCAAAGGTGTTTCAAATGGATTGGCCACTTATGTGCAATCAAAAATCATTTCAGCCGCCGGTGGACGACCAAATCAAGCTGCATTAAAAATCGCGCAAGGTTCGGTTGTTTCAAAGTCATCAAAAGTAGGAGAATTGTCTTTTGGTTTCCAAAGGCAAAAATTTTCGGGCGGCGGCACAACTCAATCTCTTTGGGGCGGCTACGAATTCGGATCAAACAAATTTAAACAATTCCCGATCTGGTCTGGCCGTGAAGGTCGCGGATCGCGAGGCTGGTTCATCTATCCAACATTGCGAGCTGAACAACCACACATAATTGCTCAATGGGAAAAAGCGTTTACTAAGATTTTGAAGGAGTGGTGACATGGCAGCACAAGGCTCACGCACACTCAAGCTCTCCATCCTTGCCGATGTTGATCAGCTGAAAAAAAGCCTCAACACCGGCTCAAAAGATGTTGATGGTTTTGCTGGCAAAATCGGAGATTTTAGCAAAAAAGCTGGACTGGCTTTCGCAGCTGTTGCAGCTGCCGCCGGAACTATGGCAATCAAAATCGGCGTTGATGCTGTTAAGGCAGCGTCAGATTTAGCTGAGACAATTTCAAAAGTCAATGTTTTATTTGGATCATCGGCAAAAGACATTGAAAAATTTGCTAATGGAGCTGCTAAAGCACTTGGACAGACAAAGCAACAAGCATTAGACGCCGCAGCAACATTTGCGACATTTGGCCGATCTGCCGGTTTAAGTGGTAAAGATTTGAGCAATTTCTCAATTGACTTTATCAAACTGGATTCTGATTTGGCTTCGTTTAACAACACGACTCCGGAGCAAGCAATCAATGCAATTGGATCAGCTTTGCGTGGTGAGGCCGAACCTTTAAGAGCATATGGTGTTTTACTCGATGACGCATCATTAAAAGCAGCTGCATTGGAACTTGGCATTATCAATACCACCAAAAATGCGCTTACGCCTCAACAAAAAGTTTTAGCTGCTCAGGCATTGATTTACAAACAGACAGCCGCAGCTCAAGGCGATTTTGAGCGCACATCTGATGGATTGGCCAATAAGACACGAATTCTTGAAGCTGAGTTAGCCAATGCCAAAACCACAATTGGAACGGCATTGTTGCCTATTGTTTTATCATTGGCAACAACTTTTTCAGACAAGATTATTCCAGTTGTTGAAAAGGTAGCCGGAGTATTTTCAAACAAAGCCGGGGGTTTAGGTGAATCATTTAATAGTATAACTCAATCAATAACTACTTTTGTAACGCCTGTATTTAAGGGTGTTGTCAAACTATTTGACTCGGTAAAAGATGCTGTAGCAGCCAATGTCGATAACTTTGATGCTTTTTTCGATGTTGTAAAATATGTTGCACCATTGGTTGGAGGCGTAGTTGCCGCAGCTTTAAAAGTTATCGCACCAATTGCCGGTGCTGTCATTGAAGTATTTGGGAGTGTAATCGGCGCAATTAAACCGGCTTTAAATTTTGTAATTGATGCAATAAACCTTGTAATTAAAGGATTGAACCTTATTAGCCCATTCAAAGACATTCCTCTGCTGTCAAAAATCGGAGGTGGCCCGGCTACATCATCAACCGGTAATGGGACAAGTGTTCCGACGGCTTCATTACCATCAGGATTTAAACCGGCAACTTCGACTGGCCAATCGGGCGGATTAGTTGGCTCAGAAATAATTACATCTCCGCTTGGGGTTGTAGCTGCTTCGGCTAGTGCAGCTTCTAACGTAACTGGCTACACATCACAGGAAGCTAAAGATTTAGCAAAAACGGTTGCTGGAACAAGTTATTTTGATGCAAAATTTGGTAGTTCGAAAAGCACAATGGCTGTCGATCCAGATCGCTTAGGAATGACGTCTCAAAACACAGGCAACACCATCAATTTGACAGTAAATGGAGCAATTGATCCGGAAAGCACAGCACGCCAAATTATCAGCGTTTTAAATAATTCAAGCTATCGCGGCACATTAGGCGCAGGAGCGTTGGCCACATGAGCCTGTGGAATCCCGAATATCAGATTTTGATCGATGGCGTTGATTACAGCTCATCGACCATTGCCAATCTGACAATCACATCCGGGCGCACATCCATCTATGAACAACCTGTGGCCGGATATTGCTTGGTTGAATTGATTAACTTTCAAAACATCGATTATTCATGGACAGTCGGCACAGACATTTTGATTTCAATCAAAGACTCCACAGGCACATTTGTAAACTTATTTGGTGGGCTTATTTCCGATCTTGAGATTTCGGTGCAAGCTGCCGGATCGACCGACTATGTAACATCGGCTCGTATCACAGCTCTTGGAGCTTTGTCACGATTGGCCAGAGCAAATTGGGAATTGGCTTTGAACCGCGAATATGACGGCGATCAGATATACACCATTTTGAGTGATTTATTGCTCAACAATTGGAATGAAGTTGCGGCAGCTTTAACATGGGCAAACTACGATCCAACGACAACATGGGCAAATGCTGAAAATGTAGGCTTGGGTGAAATTGATCAACCCGGTCAATATGAAATGGTGGCACGCACAGCCGATCCGATTTCAAGCTACACATTAGCTGCACAAATTGCCAATTCCGGATTAGGTTATCTTTTTGAAAATTCAGCCGGGCGCATCGGGTATGC